TATGTTGGAACTGACGAAGTTGTATTCGGGGTATACGAGACTGTAACCAGAGAGCAGGCCATTGAGAAGGGTTACGACTTTGATAGCGGTACCCCAAAAGAACCAAGAGACGGAGTACCTTACTCAGAGTTCGCCCTGTTCAGGGTTATGGGTGACGGCACAATCTGGGCCTTCAATAAAGTCAGAGGTATCTCTGCCCCGCCCGGGTCCAACTACGATGCTACTAACATGGAATACGTTGACGGCAAGGTTGGCGGAATGGAATCAAAGATAGCGGCACTTGAGGCAAAAATCGCTACAATGGAATCAAAGATATAGGGGAAACTTATGACACGGTGGGTTTGGTCAGCCTTGTTGCTGATCGCAGTTGTACTGGGTGGTATCGCAGCAGTTCAATCAGACTTTAGGTCTACATTCTTAATTGGCAATCAGGAATATTCAACCCTATCGTGGTTGGCTCCTGACAATTCAGAAGATAAGTGGACACTGAAGACACTGAACTATCTGATAAACAATGGTGACACACATGCCGATGTGATGGCGCGTAGCACCGCCGACGACTTCGGTAAGGTTACCAGCGTAAACCGCGCAGCATGGCGACATCGCCTAAAGATACTCACCGACAAAGGTATCACTCCGGTGATGTGGCTGATATCTGATGACAGCCCTGATGTCTATAAGAAGGGTCTGAATAACCAGATTGAGTATAACAAGAAGGTTGTGGCTGCTACTGATGACATGGTGAGTCACTATGTTGTCTGTCTGGAATGTGACGAGAATTACAGTCCGCAGGAAGTATCTGTCATGATTCAGAACCTCCGCAAGGAAACCGACAAGATGATCGGGGTCCACCTGACTCCCGGGGTCAAGCCAGCGTACTATGCTCAGGCCGATGTCATTTACCTCCAGATCGGCTTCAACAAGTCAGACGCCCACATGAGAAAGTTGATCGAAGAGGCGCTGAAGATTGGTAAGCCGGTTGTAGTCTCTGAGTACCACAAAAACGGCATATCATCCGAAGCCAAGAGGCTAGGAAATCTGGCTTGTGAGTACGCTGACCGTGGTGTGGTGGGCACCGGCAATGGCCGGGGCACGGCAGTCTGTGGTAGCATCCTGACACAGATAGAGAGGGAACCGTGGTACGAAGAGTGGGACGATGAGATGAGCGTGCTGGGCCTGCTGATTGTGTTCATGTCGGCAACGATGGCTCTGGACCTACCGTTCACAGCCCACTATACTTATGTTCAGGACACCAACTACGAGGTTATGTTGGCTGCCCCTATCGATGAAAACAAGACCGTCGGAGTGACGGTTAACAACAACGGAAGAATCTTTGGCTTCATACAGATTGCTTTCGATAAGATGTTCTCAGGTGGCAATAAAGCCACTGCTGATACTAACGCAAGGAGGTGATCCGATGAGTGAAATCAAATGGTGGGACTGTATCGTAACCACAATCATGGTTGTTGTTGTGACGCACGCTGTAGCATGGGTCATCTAAAGAAAGTAAAACGAGGCTACTGGAGCCACGCTGGTCATGCCGTGGGTATGTCACTAACGCTGATAACCCTCGGCCTGGCTGGCATTGTTCACTCAGTTGTTCCTGTAGTATTCACCAAAACCGTATCCACTGGGGTTAGCAGGTTAAAGAACAAGATCTCAGCGGATAATCGCAGGATAAGGAAACGTAATGGCTAAGCGACTGGTTAGTGAAGGCAGAGGGTATGCGGTTAAGACTGTTGCCGAAGCAAAAGAAATCGCTCGTCAATATCTTCATGAGATTCCAGGTTTTGATGAAGAAAAGACGAAGTTTGGCCTGCCAGAAATTGATGACAGATTTCATATATGGCGGGTTCCGCTGCGTGTTAGCAGGAGAAAGATTGGGGAAGTCGTTATCCATGCGAAAGTGGGGAAAATAGACAGATCGAAAACCACAAAACCCGGGCTTCTTGTGGAGCGCGAAAATGAATCGCTTCGAAAAAAGGAGACCTCAGAGAAGCGTAAGATATCCCCGACAATGTCACCATTGCCTAATACGGTCATTTGGGGAGACTCCATAAAGGAGTTGAAGAAACTTCCAAAAGAATCTGTCAATTTAGTTTTTACTTCTCCGCCTTACTACAATGCAAAACCCGAATATTCCGAGTATTCAAGCTACGAGGAATACTTGGAGTTGATGCGTAAGGTCATTCGCGTCTCAGCAAATTTGTTGAGCGAGGGGCGCTTTTTTGTACTAAATGTGTCCCCTGTGCTGATGCGGCGAGCCTCCAGAAATGAGGCGTCCAAGCGGATCGCAGTGCCGTTTGACTTCCATAGGCTCTTTATTGAAGAGGGGTTTGACTTCATTGACGATATTCATTGGGTTAAGCCGGAGGGCGCGGGATGGGCATTTGGGCGAGGTAGAAGGTTTGCCGCAGATAGAAATCCTCTTCAGTACAAACCTGTGCCAGTTACGGAGTATGTCCTCGTCTATAGGAAGAAAACGGACTTACTAATAGATTGGAATATTCGACAGCATCAGGAGCAGGATGCTGTAGAATCGTCCAAAATTGAAGATGGATACGAAAAAACCAACTTGTGGAAGATCAACCCTTCACGCTCAAAGCTGCATCCGGCGACCTTCCCAGAGGAGTTGGCAGAGAAAGTCATTCGCTACTATTCATTTAAGAATGACGTGGTTTTAGATCCTTTTGGGGGGATCGGAACGACGGCAAAAGCAGCGATTTCACTGAAGCGCCGGTTCGTAATGAGCGAGCTAGCGGAAGAGTACATAGAGCACATGAAATCGTGGATGGTCTCACTTCGAGGGTTTAACGTGGATGAAGTTGATTTTGTGAATACTAACGGTCCAAGATTTGTGAATAAAAATATATGTCGAAGTCTGTCTCGATCGCAAAGCATGTGATCCGGCAGGACGATCATCGCATTAAGCGGAAGAAAAGAAATGGCTAAGAAAAATACTGTATCGCTTGCTGAGGACTTGCTAACCAAGTCCAATAACGCATTGAATGCCGCAAAAAAGGGCGCTAAAACTGCATTTGTTGGCGCGTCTGATAACCCTGATGTTATCCAGAATAGGCAGTTGAATTACCTGGAAGAGATAGACAGGCTCCTTAAAAGGCCATCGCTAACTGCAAAAGAACGTAAGGATATAAAGAAGATAAGGGCTGAACTTCGGAAGAACTATGTAACATCTGGTGGCATATTAGATAAGGTAGGTGACCCAGATAGATTTCCTGACAAGGGGCCGAAGTCTGAAGCAACGACAGGTACCGCGCAAGCCAAGAACGCTGCAAAGCAACTTGAAAAGATTGGGTCAGGAATCAGGTCACCGTTATCATTAGGTGGTCTGCTGGGGTCTTCTGTACCAGAAACTCCGCCAGCTGGAATTCCGCCAAAGTTACCCGGCATGACCGGAACAGCGGGCACTAGCGCTAGAAACATTGGCGGAAATAAAAGCCTTCTTGGAGGCCACTCTCCGGCTCCAGGCCAAGGCGATCCGGGAGGGCCGATTAGAAAGGCAGCAAGACTGTCTGGATCGCCTGCTTCATGGAGATCAAAGGGGCTACCAACTGTATCTGAAAGGGCGATACCGCCAAGGCCAGAACCAGAAGATATGGGGCCATGGAAGCAAGCCGGTAGAGGCTCTATTCCTGCTGGCGCTCCAGACGGAGCGCTGCCCGGAGTAAAGGATTCTGTAGATGTTAATGGCTCGCACATGATGAGACTGCGAAAAGGGTTAGAAAACTTCGACCTAGCCAAGGCAGGAAAGCTAGGTGGCAAGATAGCCAAAGGTGGGCTTCTCGGCTTACCTCTGCTAGCCCTTGACTACATGGCTCCCGGTAACGCTATCGCTGCGTCTCGTGATGAAGGCTACGGATTGCTTGAGGACATGGGCCTTGATATCCAAGGCGGCATAGACGACATAGATAACCAGTGGCTCCAGACTGGTGCTGGACTGCTTGACGGACTGGTAGTAGACCCTGCCATGACGGTTGTGGGTGGCGTTAAGAAGTTCAGGGAAATGATTGTCAGGGATGCCAAGGCAGCGAGTAAGAGACGCAAGGATCGCAAGAAGAACAACTGGAAACCTAAGTTATACCGCGGTGGACCGCAAGCGAACGGAACATAGTATGAACAGAGTTCTAGACGAACGCCAAGAGAAGTTTGTGACATTCTATGTCGCAACCGGTAACGCAAAGAAGTCAGCTGAGATGGCTGGATACGCACATCCTAACCAGAAGGGTTGGGACTTAAAGAAAAGGTTTGCACCAGAAATTGAAGAGCGCACTCGCAACAAGATCGGCGATAAAGTAGCCACCGTCATAGATATGACATACCATTTGGCAATGAACGCTGATTCAGAAGCGGTGCGCCTTAACGCTTGCAGGGACCTGCTTGACAGGGCTGGATTCAAACCGGCAGACAAGCAGGTGGTTGATAGCGTGACCACTACGGTTCACGAACTGTCAACTGAAGAACTGGAATCCGAACTCAAGAAACTACTAGGCAGCGGAGATGACACAAAACATTGATAAGGCTAGGGCCTTAGAGATAGCGCAAGAGTTAGAAAAGAGAAAACTTTACAACAAGATAAACCAGTATGATCCGTATCCGTTTCAGCAGTTGTTTCACGATACTGGCAGGAGAAGCAACCAAAGGTTGTTGATGTGTGCCAACCGGATCGGAAAGTCCTATTCAGGTGCCATGGAGATGTCGTTCCACCTGACCGGCCTCTACCCGAAGTGGTGGAGCGGAAGACGCTACAAGCACAAGATTAATGCTTGGGTTGGAGGCATCAGTAATGAATCTACCAGAGACATCTGCCAAGCAGAACTCTTAGGTTCACCAGAAGACCCGGAGGCATGGGGTACCGGGGCGATACCAAAGGACTTGATCATAGGTTCTGAACGCAAGCCAGGCGTGCCGAACGCTAAGGCTATTGCTCTGATAAGGCATGTGAACGGGCAGAATTCTACAGTCCACTTCAAGTCGTACGAGTCTGGAGTTGAGAAATGGATGGGCCGTTCTGTTGACTGCATCTGGTTGGATGAGGAACCTGATAGGGGACTTTACTCCCAGGCGGTCACCAGAACTTTAGACCGCAAGGGCATGGTCTACATGACTTTCACACCTGAGAAGGGCATGACAGAGACTGTGAGCGCCTTCATGAATAACATTCAGAAAGGCCAGAGTCTGACGCAAGCCACATGGGACGATGCGTCTGCGGACAACACAAGGAGCCTGAACGGCAAGCCGGGTCATCTGGACACAGACACCATGAACCAGATTCTGGCAGCGTACTCTCCGCACGAGCGCGAGATGAGAAAGTACGGCAAGCCTATGATTGGTTCAGGATTGGTCTTCCCGATACCGGAAGAGAAACTTGTTGTAGACCCGATAGATATAAAGGATTACTGGCCACGGATAGCGGGAATAGATTTTGGATATGATCACAATACCGCCGTTGTCTACGGTGCTCATGACACCGATAACGATGTTTTTTATGTCTATGATGAGTATGCACTTAATAAGCGGAGCCCGGCGGAGCATGCTGTCGAGATTAAGCGCAGACCGCATTTTATACCGATTGCTTACCCTCATGATGGTAATAGGCGTGATAGCATGGGCAACCCTGGTCTCGCTGATCAGTACCGTAATATTGGCTGTAATTTTCTCCTTGAACACTTTACTAACCCACCTGCACTTGGGCAGAACAAAGGTTCAAACAGTGTTGAAGAAGGTATCCAGTTGATGCTGGTTGCTATGGAAGAAGGCAGGTTCAAGATATTCAGCACCCTGTCGAACCTGTTGAGCGAGTACCGACAGTACCACCGCAAGGATGGAAAGATTGTCCCACTGAGGGACGACAGTATGAGTGCAATGAGGTACTGCTACATGAGCCGAAGGTTTGGTGTGGCAGGAGCGGACGACACTTGGAGTTGGAATGCAGATGACGAAATTGTTTATCCGGAGTACGGAATAATATGAAAGACAACAAAGCACCAAAGACCGACGAAGAACTAATCTCACGCATTGAAGGCGAGATTACTGACGCGCTCGGATTTACTGATATCATCGCCGAACAACGCAGGAAGGCGGTAGACTACTACCACGGATTACCGTTCGGCAATGAGGTTGATGGGCGATCGCAATACGTTGACCGCACCGTACAGGATACTATCGAGTGGATCAAGCCATCCCTCATGCGCGTGTTCGCCTCTGGTGACGAATTGGTACAGTTCTCTCCAAAGAGCCCTGAAGATGTCCCGATGGCAGAACAGGCCACAGATTATGTTAACTATGTGGTACGCCAAGACAACCCAGGTTGGGAGATAATGTATTCGTGGTTCCACGACGCACTACTCCAGAAGAATGGTATCGTTAAGGTATGGTGGAACGAGTACGATGAAATTGATCGCGAGGAATACCGCAACCTGACTGATGTAGAACTGGAGGC